AGCAATAATAAGAATGGCGTGGTGTGTAAAAGAGAAAGTTATTAATAGGTTAGTTTACTCCTTTAAACTATGACAAAACCAACAAAGATTAAGGACTATGAAGGAAAGGAGGAAACAGTCAATCTTGAAGATAAGGATTATGCTTTAGTTAAAGCGATTCAAGATTTAACAAGAGCAATCGAGAGGTTATTTTATAAATAATGGCAGTAACATTTTGTACAGCAGACCAAGTTAGGGATGAGGCAGGAAGTGGTAGAGAAACTACTGATATGGATACTGCGGCTATTGAACATTTCATAAACCAAGCAGAATCATACATCTGTGCATTAACTGGAGTTGACTATTTAGGAACATATTCAAGTCTAGGTGCAATTACAAAACTAATTCTTAACGAGACAACAGCAGTTAAGGCTGCCATGAAAGTTGTTAAGTATGACATGAATGGATATGAGGGAGGACTGGCAAACGCCCAATCAATCTTAGATATGTTATACACAACTTTCTCAGACAATATTAAACTGTTAATAGAAAAGAAATCAACTGACTATATTAACGCAAACACTACAAACTAATGGCTAATAGAATCCCTCATCATTTTTTAGAAGCTCCAAGAGAACTTGTCAATGTTAGTTTCACAGATTTTGCAAGCGGGAAAGGTATTGTAGACTTCTTCTTAGGAAATACCTCAGCAAGTAATGTATTAACTCCAACATCTTTTTATTCAGATAGGATTTGTATATTAGGGAGTTCAGGTACTTCTTCAACGTATGAGAAATTATTAGATGCAGACTTTGACGCTAAATTCTTAAAACAAGTAACAATAGAAGGAGATGCTTTAGTCACAACTTCTTTAGGTATGAAACATGATGAAGCAGCAGAGTATTTTAATTATGTTGTAGTTAGAGTTAGAAAATGGGATGGCTCAACAGAGACAGAGATTGCAGATACAACTGGAACTGTAAATCAATATACGACAGGGGCAGCAGGAGCTAAACAATTATTTTTAAATACAACTCCCTTAACAATACCAAAGACAAGTTATAAAATTGGAGAGAGCTTGAGAGTTACAATAGAAGTATGGTGTAAACAAGCTAATAATAAAGACTCAGAGCCAGCTTTAATGTGCGACCCTAAAGGAAGACTGGTTAATGATATAGCAGACATTCAACAATACTCACTTGGAGGAGACATAGATTATGCAACGTCTGACCCAAATGGAGTAACAATTTCAAACGCACAAATACCTTTCAGAGTATAAAATGGCAGAATTAGACATAGGACAAACAACAACAACAAACTTCACAGGTAGTGAGACAAAGTTTACAGTCGGAGCAGAAGTTCCAGACTCGCATAGAGTAGAGGATGGAGATACCTTCTGGGATTATTCAAATGCTTCAACTGACTTAGGTTACTATATGAATATTGCAGAGGCTCACTCTTCTATTAACGCTTTAGCAACTTATGTAACTGGACAAGGCTTTGAAACTGATACCATGACAGGGTTTAATTTAGAAAAAATTAACGGGTCTGGAGAAGATTCAATTCATGACATTTTATGGAATCAAGTTGTAATGACTGAATCTTTAGGTGACGCTATGGCTGAGATTGTTAGAAATGATAAAGGAACTTTAGCAAATCTTAAACCTTTATGGATTGGAGATATGCGTAGCGTATGGAATAAACAGGGAATAATCAAACACTATGTTCATATTCCTTCAAATAAAATATTCCAACCTCATCAAATCTTTCACACTATGAGAAACAGAGTGGCAAATCAAGTTCATGGAACAAGTATGTTTACAGCGTTAAAGAAAATTATTGATTTGAAAGCTGAGGCTTTACAAGATGAGGGATTAATTAGACATAGGGAAATGTTGGGAGTGTTAGAAGTAGACACTGAAGACAATACTAAAATAGCTGCTGCTATTAATGCTGTTCAAACAGCTTATAAGAAAAAAGAAGTGTTAGTCACAATGAAAGGGGTTAGTGAATTAAAGGACAATCCTATGACAACTAAGGATAGATTGTCATGGATGACATATTTAGACAACCTATTTTATCAATCTTCTGGAGTTCCTAAGGCTATTGTTACTTCGGAAGGTTTGACCGAAGCGGGTGGAAAGGTTGGATTCCTCACGTTTCAACCTTTCTATACCCGTAAGCAAGTACAATTAGAATCGGATTTATGGAATCAAATTGCAATTAAAATTAAATTCAATAAGCCTCCTCAATTAGGTGGAATGATGAATGAGAGTGAACAGAAGAACACAGGGCAAACAAGCATACAGCCTAAGGACACACAGGTTGGAGTAGATAGAGAATGACAAAGAAAAAACCAATAGAACACACTAAGCCCGTAATTGAAACTATAATTAACAGTACTGCCTTAGCTTTAACAGCTTTCGGAACTACTCTATTATTAAGTAAAGACTATTGGGGTTTTCTATTAATTGGATTTGGAGTTGGTTTAGAGTTTATTAAATACTTAGGGAGACAGAAGAAACTATGGTGAGTATAGAAGAAAGGAAACGATTAAGAGAAAAAAGAAGGAGAGAAAAGAAAGAACAACTAAATTTAAATGTAGATAAATCTAAACAAACCATTAAAGATATACAAACTATTAGAGACCCAAGCAAAATTCCCATAGAAGATAGACCAACTGATAAGTTCGGTAAACCTTTAACAGACAAAGAACTAAGTGCTAATCTTAAAGAACAATTCCCAGACCAGAGAGCAGGTTCAAGAGAAAATCCTATACAACCCCAGTCTCTTAATCAAGGGCAATCGGGAGCATTATTATTGAATGAGCAAACTGGAGAGTTTGCTACTGCAAGAGGGGGCCAAATAGTTCATAGACAAGGAACAAGAGCTGGAGAATTAACTCCAGAACAGAAGGCTAACACTCAAACTCCTAGGAGTAAATTCTTTTCAGGAGAGAGTGGAGTTCCTTTAACAGTAGAAGAGGGAGAACAGCTAAAGAAATTTGCAAATGCAACTCCTCAACAACTAGAGACTTTCAAAGAACAGGGAGTAATTAGTCAAGAGGTTATAAACAGACTAACAGAACAAAGAACAAAGGCAGAAGAAGAAGAAGAAAATTTAATGGAGAGTTTTCCGGAAAAAAGAACATTTGATTTGCCAGAGAAAAAAGGATTTTCTAAACTCCCAATATTGGGAGGATTTATAACCGCAGGAGGTAGAGCAATTTTATCCGCTTTAAAAAAGAAACAAGATACTAAAGGAGGAACGATTCTTGAAAATTATGACCTAAAGGAGGGAGCAATTCCCGAGCCAGAAATTTTAATGAATGACGCTTTGACACAAATTGAAAAGGAAGTCATAGGAGAGGGATTGACAGCAAGTGAACAAACTGGTTTAGTTGTGGAGGGAATCCCTATTGCAGGAGCTTTAATTGGTAAATATGCGGGAGGATTAGTGGAAACTCCGAGAGGAAATATTGAGGCTATAAGAAAGAACATTAAAAAAGAAAGAACAAGAATGACAAAATATGAGACGTGGACTTCTGGAGGAATTATGAGTCCAAGACTGGCAGAGCAAGAATTGGAAATTGCACAACAAGACGCCCAAAGAATGGAAAGCAGATTAAAACTTTTAATCAATCACTCTCCGTCTTTACAATTTAATTCAGATGAAATTAACGTCATTGAAACCGAAATGTTTACTTATAAAGAATTATTGTTCGCAATAGAGCAAAGGATTGCTCAAGTGGAAAGCGGAGCAATAACTCCAAGCGATTTCCAAGCAGGTTTAGCTTTAGCAAGTTATGGGGAAAGAATTACGGAATTGGAGGGATAGGAAGTGGTAGAGACACTACTAACATGATAAGGAGGTACAAAAACAATGGAAGAAGAAAAACAAAGTGAGGAAATTCTAAGTGAGGATGAGAAAGTTAAAGCTCTTAACGAGGAAACTGAAGCTCTCAATAAAGCAATAGCTGAGAACGAAAATGCTAAGGCTAAGGCAAAGTTAGGAGGAGTCTCAGTAGGACACCCTCAAACAGAGGAAGTTAAAGAAGAGACAGCGGTAGAATATAAGAACAGAGTTTTATCGGGTGAAATATGAAAGAGCCTAAAGATTTGGGCATTAAGATAGGCACTAAAGAAGAGAAATTCTGGACTGATATGAGGGAGAAGTCTTTAGAAATAATAGCACAATCTAAGCATGAAATCACTATTCAGGAACACATAGTGAAATTGTGTGACGAGAAGATTAAAT